TATTTAGAAATATTATTTGTTTTTTCTGTTGTTATTTGTTCATATTGAGAACTTTGTATTATTTTTGACATTTATTTTCTCCTTTAAGTTCCACTAAATCCTGCCGTTACAACAGGGGAAGCGGTTAAATCACTGTTTGTATAATTATAAAAAGACGTATCGTAAAAAGCAACTGATTGAGAAAACGTTTCTTTTAATTCTACAATATAATTTACTCCACCAGCTTTATATTCATTAATTACGTTGATTATAGTTTGATACTGAGATGGAAAAACGTTAGCCATCAAAACTCTAAAAAAATAAGGAAGACCTCCGGTTACAGAATAAATTGATTTTTTTACAACATTTTCTCCTGGCAAAGAAAAATCTTGAATGTTGTCATAATAAGATACTCCATAATAAGCAGAATCTCCAGCAATTCCATCAATAACTTCTACTTCGTCACCATAATCTTCTAATTTATTCTTTATTGCTAAATTTGATACTTTGTGATCAAAAATTTCTTCCTTTGATCTTTCGTAATATTCCTGATCAGCTTCGCCTTCTTTTTTTGTTTTTTTATAAAAAGTTTCTAAAGTATAGCTTAACAAACTTCCTTTTGATTTTGAAACATCTAATTGGTTTATTAAAAAATTTGACAATCTTATAGTATATTCTATTACGTTTCCTATTGCTCCGTTGTCAAAATCTGATATTTTAATGTTCCCGTCTATTGATGGAACTGTTTTTTCTTCATTTCCGATTAAATTTTTAAATTCTTCTGATTCTTTATTGAATATTTTTAAATATTCATTAAGTCTTTTCACTGATCTCATGTTCTATTTACCGTTATATTAATTGTGTTTGTTTTTGCAAGTTGTGATCCAGTTATAGGAACAGTGTCACCGCTTGGAGTTGTTATTACTACATCATATATATTAGGATCACTGTTTTGTATAGCTGTAACAGCTTCAGATTTTACCCAATCGTCTCCAAGCTTCAGTGTATTTGTATAATCTTGAATAGCTGTTATTGATATACTTTCCGCTTCAATGTTTGTTAAATCCGAATTGTCTATTACGGTAACTGTAGCAACTATATCAATTAAGAAAATTGTTGGAGCTAAAACTTGAATATAAATTCCAGCAGCTTTATATCCTGGGTAGTTTTCAAAATCACTTTCTATCCCTTTTATTAAATTTTCTATTTCTGTTTGTTTTGATGAAGATAAATTACCTGTTCCATCATCTGCGTATATACTTACCCACCCATCATTTGGGGTATTTTCCAAAACAGTTACGCTTTTTATTCCATCTATTGACAATACACCAGACTCTATTCCTGATACTGGTGATTTTGCAAGAGAATTAACATATTGTCTAAACCTTGATGTTCTTTCGCTTTCTTTTTCTTCTTCAGTTCCACCGGTAAAAGCTACAGGGTTCGTTGCTGACTCTACACCGGTTGGTTGGTTTATGAAAGACCCAAATCCGGATAATGTATTAATAGAATTAATTGATATATCTGTGTTTTCTCCCGTTGTTGAAGATTCCGCGGTTATTTGCAAGCTGTTTTGATTACCTATTTCTATACTTCCAGATTCTATAGTTAAGTAATTTATTCCATTTAATCTAACGCCCGTCCCGATTGGGATTATATATTGTTCAGTAGCTACAGTAGCTCTTGAAAATAATAATTTTCCTACAGATTTTGTACCAAGTTTTTTTGAAAATCCCCAGCCAACAAAAACTGAAGTTGGTATTGCTTTTTTCAGAGCTTGAAAAAAATCTTCGTGGGTTTCTGAAACAACAAGAGAAGTAGATTCTATTATAGTATTTATTCTACTTCCGTCGTTAAAATTATTTAGAGTGGAACTTTTTGCAATTAAATAATTTTTTTGTGATTTATATATTTGATCAAAAGTTTTAACTGTATAAATTTCTGACATATTAAAAATCCTTAAACTATTAATCCGGCTATAATGTTGCCTATATTTATTGTTTTTTCTTGTCCGTTTATTGGTTTGTAATTTAAATATATGTTAATTGAATCTGATATTATATTTGAAGTTTCTCTATTAATATATACATACTCAGTTCGAGGATCAAGAGAAACTTGCTGTTCTATAGAATCGTAAATTTTTTGAATTAATATTGAGGAAGGAACCATTCCTGTTTCAATTATTACACCCCATCCCGGATGTTCTGGATTTAACGATCCTGAAAAATATTTAGTTCTGTCAATTATATTTTCAAAATAACAATCTTCTCCGTAAACTAAAGCAAAATCTCCAGATCCGTCTATTATAAAATCTCTATTTTGACTAAGGTCTAAATCATTGCCAAGAATTTGTATTTGTCTTTCTTTTGGAGTAGACATTTTTTTCTTTGTATAATATACTAGATTTAAGTTTGACTCTTTGCTTTCCGTATTGAAAAGCGCAGGTATTATTATATTTTCTCCAACCATTCCATCATTTTCAAAATTTTGGTTGTTTATATCATTTGCTTCAGATATTATAGAGTATTGTTCTCTATTTCCATAAAATTTATTCGATAAAGATTGTAAAGTGTCCCCTTGTATTACCTGATAATAATATCTATCCCTAGTTATAAGGTCGTTATTTTGTTTTTCTAAATTTACAAAATCTATATCAAAATCATCTTGATTTATAGATTTTTCATTTGAAAATGATATTTCTGAAAAATAATCAGAAAAAAACTTGTCAATTGATTTTAATCTTAAAGAGTTTTTTGAAAGTTTTTTTGATTCGTTTAAAACATTTAGAAAATTTTCATTATCTATTTCATATCCATCTTCTTCGTTTTCATATTTTTCTATAATATCATTAATTGTTTCTCCTTGTTTTTCCGGAAATGCATTAATAGTTATCGTAGAAATAAATTTTTCACACTCTATTAATAAATTATCACCTTCTCTGGATATTTTTTCTATTTCGTTTTCTGCTGCAATTCCTAAATTTTTTATTATATTTTGAACATTTTCGGCGGTGTTGGAAGAAAATGAAACTATACTAGATGCAGCTATTAGTAAATTTGCTGGAAGATTTTTAATTGCTAAAATTTCCTCCCCTATAGAGTTTATTTCATTTGTAATTTCATTCAAAACTGTAAACGGATCTTCTTTCTTTTTTGAATACCCTATTCCAGAATATTGATTAGAAAACTCATTTAGTCCAGTTAATGATATTTTGTAATTAACAGTAAAAGGGTCCTTTGAAGATCTTGACATATCAAAATCGTTAAATACAACTTCGTAGTGATTGTTATCATCGTAGTCATGATATACTACCGCTATATCTTTAAAAAGCTTTTTGTTTTGTTGAGCTCTTACCATTATTGGATCAAGATCTGGAAATTTTTTAACAATAGCGTGATCTGCTGTTAAATTTTTTCTTGGCCTTGAATCTCTAAACCTGGAAATAATATATCTTAATTTGAAAAATTCATCTAGTCCAGATATTACATCTAATCCTGGAACATCTAACCCTATTTGTGACGTAAAAGAGTTTACCAGTTTTTTAAATTCGTTATTTAACCCTACACCCTGGTTTTTTAAATTTCTTAAAAGCGGGGGCAAACTGTTTGCTGAAATGTTTGTTTTCGCTGGAGTTCCTACATAATATGTATATAAAGATCCTGAAATTTTTATATCTTTTGTGTCATTTCCATAATCATCAACCCATGCTCCATCTATTGTTTTATTAACTGTTATTTTAAATCCTTCTCTGATAGAATATTCTTCGGGAGGTAAAAGAAAAAATAATTCTGTTAATTTTTTTCCTATTTTTCCGGTTAAAGAATCTCTTTCAAAAAACTCGAAAGAATATGCAGCGCTTGGATTATAAGTTACATCTAATACATCAAAAAAACTACCCATTATTCACCCTTAATTGTACTACTAAGCATGCTTGACAGCAATGCGTTTAAAGTAGTGGCTGCCGTTGCAATAGCTTGTATTGCTGTTGCGTTTTGAGCCGTTGATCCGCCAGTTATTCCAGCCAAAGTGCTTAAAAAAGCGTTAAATCCCGCTTTCCATGTGTCACCTTTTACGAAACTTTCAGAAGCCCCCAGCAAATCTAATTTGGCTCCAGTTATGGAATCACCACTTGAATTTAATTCAATTTTTTGTGATCCTGACTTCTGTATTACAATTTTTTCAGAATCAGAAGAACTATCAAGTGTTATTTTCTGCCCTGATTTATCTATCAATTCAATTTTTTCTTCCGAAGATTTAAAATGCATATTAAAGATTTGGCCTGCATCATCTGTTATTTTTACATCTTCAGTATTTATTTCTATTATAACATTATTGTCATTATCCGTAATTATTTTTTTTCTTATATCATTTTGATCATCATATTCAAATTCTAATTTTAGGGTATGATTTGTAAAATTATCAGTAAATTCTTCTATTCTTTTTTGAATATCTATACTTCCGTCCTCTCTCATTATACACCTTGATCCTGAATAATGATATATTCCTATATCATTAATGTTTTCTACAAGATCATAATATTTTTCAACAAAGGAATCATCATATGGATGTGGAAAAGGTATTATTCCTATAGGATTTTCAAAACTTCCATTTAAAAATAAAATTAATATTAATTGGTTTTCCCTAGGTATTATAAAAGATCCATGAGGCATTTCCGAATTTAGATCAAAACCTCCTCCCCAAAACGGAACATTTTCATATGTTCCTGAAGGAAAAACTTCTATCTTAGCCCATAGTCTTTTATCTTGATCTCTTTTAGAGTGTCCTTGTTTTATTTTAAGAATTCTTCCTATTTTTGCGCTAAAAACCTCATTTAATATATTTGATATATCTTTTTCCATAATTTACCCTAACCTTAAAGTTAAAATTTGACCTGGATAAGCTGGTTTTACATTATTTGTTTTTTTAAATATTTTTTTTGAAATTCCTGTATCAACATTAATTATTGTTTGATAATTTCTTCCAAACATCCAATCATGAGTAACACCTGTTATATAATAATACCCTTCTTCATAATCATCTTCAATGTTTCCTTCTTCTGTTTTAACATAAGAAAGTTTATTTCCAATTCTTACATTTTCGTTTCCTTTTATTGTAAAGGTCCCGGTCAAAAATTCATCAGATCTTTCATACCATGATCTTAATTTTTTTTGAAAATCAGAAACTAAAGATTCTATATTCCCAGAACTAGACTCTGTCGCAACCTCATATCCCCCAAGTTTTACATTCATTGTATCATAACCATATCTTCTTATACAAGATTCGTCATAATTTCCAGGGGTGTAAAATTTTCCCTGTACAAAACCTAATGTTTCATTTGAAGGAGAAACATAATAAACCCCGGTTTTTTTATTTTTATTAATATTTAATAATTTTTGTTTAATTATTGTATCATCTATTTCAAAATTTAATAAATTGTCCATTTGAAGTTTACTAGCCGGACCTTCTATTGTAAAATTTGAATCATCGAAAGGTGAAGGCCTAAACACAACATAAGATTTATCTTTTTTTAGCTGCACTTTTGTATCTGTATTTAAAATAATATCTGTATCCCCAGTTTCTACAAAAAATTCATTAAATGGTTTTGCTGTTACATTTTCAAGAAAATTTGACAGGCTGGCCTGGATCATTATCATTGCAAAATTAATTGGATATTCATCTGCATAAGAATTTGTACTTATAGCTCCTGGTCCATTAATTGTTGTTGATGTTTCTGCTGTTACAAATGTACTTTTATTTGATAACATTGCTATAAATTTATCTTGTATTTTGTCATTATCTGAAAATTGAAATGGAGATATAGTTTGATCTCCTATTTTTATTGTTTTGTTTACAACATCTACAAACCAATTATTTATAACTTTTTCTATTATTTCTCCTGATTTTTCGTTACCTACCATTCCAAAACTGGACAAAGCTCCAGTCATTGTGTTTTGTTTAGATCTTTGTTTATATATTGTATTATCATACCATATTTTATGGTTTATAAGAAAAGCTCCCATATCTCTTCCAGCTATAGTATAGTTTTTAACTGGCTTTCCTTTATTATCTATTGTAAAGTTTTTTGATATAGAATCTATTATTCCTATCATTGTTTGTTTTTTGTTTATAAAAATTTTGACAAGCCCTCCAGGTCTGAATAGTTCATAAGGCGATGCTGAGGTTTTTGGTATTTTAAAAAAATCATTTATCAAATTTTTTCCAACCATTGTAATCATAAATGTTCCAGGCAAAGCGTTGATTGTTTTTTTTGTTTGAAGTTGTGTTATCAATCCTTGAAATTCATATGAAGGTGCTGTAAATTGATCTCCGAAAACAGAAGTAAATTGAACTTCAATTTCAGGAGATGAAAATTTAATTCTTTCTTTTTGAAAAGATGATAACATTTTAAAATCCTTTTTGTGTTGGCAAGGTTGGCCCCATCTCTACATTAAAAAATCTTTGTGTTGCGCCTTTTCCTAATTCATATCCTCTATCAACTATAGATGTTATAACTTCTCTCAATGAATTAACCGCAGCCGCTGCGTCTCTATTTGCTTCTGACAATGCGTGTAAACTTTCAACATAATCAGCTTTTGTAGTTTCTTCTATCATTCTTGATGTATTTTGTAATCTTTTTTGTAATTCTGATTGGAATGATTCTTGTGTTAATGTTTTACCTCCAGGACCAACTCCTTCCTCTATCATTCTTGCTAATTCTTGTTGCGCTTTTGGACTAGCTATGTTTAGTCCCATACCTTTTGAAAATGTAAGGGCTGACCATGGAGAGTTTTTTCCATACATATCTTGAGAATAAGATAGTGCGGCCTGTGCATTTTTTAACCAACTTCCAGAAGCTAATTGTTCTGATACATCCAGCGCCCCTGCGTTTAATCCGCCTTTTTGTCTTTGCCTAAGTACTGCTTGAAATAGAAAATTACTTTGCGGACTTCCTTGTAACATTGCAGCTTGATTCATGGTTTGTGTAGATGTTTTTAGTATTTCTGGGGCAAGGGCTTTTAATCTTTCGTCATTTGTAGACATTAGTGTTTCAAGGCCAGACAACATACTTCTATTTGTTCTTTGTGATCCAGTCATTACTCCTTGAGTAACCGCTTCCTGAAAAGCGTCAAGAAATTCTTGCATTCTTGCTCCGCCCATTCCTGACCTTTCAGCCCCAGCCATAGCGGACATTAATGTGTTTAGCCCCTGTTCCCCTCTCCCAAATCTTTGAAGTATTCCCGCTTGTCCCGCTAATTGTCCTGGATTAAGTCCATAAGCCTGTCCTGCAGCTCCTATAGAAAATCCTCCCCTGGAGCCATACATCATATTTTCTATTTCTTTTCTTCCTGCCCCTGTCTGTCTTGCATATTCAGACATCATTTCTACTTGTTGTTTTCCTGTAAGAAAATAACTTTGACCGCCCGGACCAACACCTTGAAATCCAGAATAAAAACCTCCTGCTGTTTTTTGACCTCTGATTCCACCCCTTGCTCCGAACCCAACTTGTTGAAGCCCCTGTATTTGTTGATTTGCTTCCTGTCTAAATGCGTTTGCTTTTGCAGACATAACAGAATAAGCAACTCCAATAGCTGCAATAAACCCACCAGCAACCATTCCAACACCAGCTCCGATTTTTCCTAAACCGTCTGAAAGGTTTTTGTCTATTTTGTCAGAAATTTTATTAGATATATCTTTTGAAAGATTTCCTCCACCCCCTGATCCACCTTTAAAGTTTTTAACCTCAAGTTTGTCAACTTTCATAATGTTGCTAGATGGTTTCTGTTTTTGCAACATGTTTTCATTTGACATTTGGTTTTTTATTTCATTCTTTAACCCTATCCCGCTTTGTAATTTTTTCCCTTTTTCTGTTAATTTTTGCGCCAAAACTTCATCTTCTCTGTTTACTGATTTTAACGTATCAGCTAAATCTTCTCCAGAAGAATTTATTTTTTTAAATGTTGATCCGAATTTATTTTGAGCTTTATTTATATTTTTAAATTCTTTTGATATATTCTTTAAATATTTTTCATTATTTTTAAAAGGTGATTCTATGTTTTTAGATTTTTTAAACAAATCTAACAATTCTTTTTTATAATCTGATAAGTTTTTTTTGCTTGAATTTATTGCTTTTTTTGAGTCGTCTTGTGCTGATATTTTAAATTTAAATTCGTTACTCATTTATAAATTCCTGCAACTCTTTTATTTTTTGACTTTTTATTTTGTTTCCCATATTTTTAATATTTTTTTCTAATACTTTTTCTATATAATTATTATCAAAATCTTTATAATTTTCTTCAACAGATTTTCTCATGCTTTTTTTCATTCCGTCACTTACAAAATCTTCTTCTTTTGTATTTTTTACTTTTTCTATCTGGGAATTAACTATTACAGTTTTTTTCAGATTTTCTTGGTTTGGTAAAGAGCATACTCCCTCGAATAAAGCAATTTTTTGTTCGTCATACAAATCAATAAATCTGCTATCGGTCGGGAGTATTTTAAAATTTTCAATTATCCATAAATCAATCATATATCCATAATCATCTTTATTTCTTGTTATTTTTTTTTAATCTCTGTTCTTTAAACTCTTCTTCAGAAACTAAATAAAAATTCCACAATTTTAACAAAAGCTCTTCGTCTGGACATTTTTCTGCCCCGGGCCACCACTCTGGACTCTCTACTATAATGTTATTTAATGTTACAATCATCCTGATAAAATTATAATCATCTGGTTGAAAGCATTTTGCGTCCATTCCACCTAAAAATCTTGCTATTTGTGATATTATTTGGGCTTTTTTGGACGGCAAAGGTATTCTTATTGTGATGTTTTCATCTTTACCTATATTATAAGTAAATTCTCTGTCCTTTTCTGTTATTACCAAATTTGAAATTTTTATTTCTTCCATAGTTTTATTCCTTTAATGTTTTAAGATACTGTTTTTTCTTTTGCTTCTCTACATCTCCATGTAGTGTTTTTGTTTGCCAAAGATGTTCCTTCAAAGGTTACATTTTTTGTTGCACATTTGCATCCATATAAAATGTACAAAACTGATCCTGATTTTAAATCAATTAATTCAAAATTAACTAATCCGGATTTTATAATCGTGGTCCTGCTTGGAGTAGGTAATGCGTCATCAACGCTTCCTTCGAGAACAAACGTTCCAACCGTAACGGAACAGTTATATCCCAAGCTTTTAAAATCTCTATCTCCATGAAAACCAAGTGTTCTAATTCCTTGTAATTCAAAATCTTCATCAAATGAAACGTTTGTTGCATAAGCTATTGTTTTTCCATCTAATTTTACAATAGCGTCTAGTCCTGCCATTACTGGAGTTTCATCTCCTGTTTCCGCGCCAGAAAGTTTCCCAAACAAAGAAAATAAAAATAATTTAAATAAATTTATTAATATCATAATATTCTCCATTTTTTAAATAAGAGCTGCTTAAAAAATTGCAGCCCTAAAGTTTTATTTTTTAACGCCAATAACAGTAAAGTTATGAGTGGCTAATACAAAATTTATAGGTAAAGTTAAAGTTCCTTCATAAGTAATAGAAACTACATCAGCATCAACCGTAAATACAAAATCTCTGAAAGCGTCTCCGTATTGAGGATCTACTGTCAAATATCCTCTTTCTACATATACATTAAGCCTTTCTTCTGCTCTAGTTGCCAACGAAGCTAGTGCGGTTGAATCTCCGGCCTCTCCTATTGATGATTCTACAAAAATTCTATGATCTTTAGTGATAAATAAAGCTGTTCTTACTGCACTAAATTCATTTTCTATTTTGTTAGCTGCCTGATATGTAGTAACAGATCTTACAGTTCTTATTCCACCTTGGTCACTATCTGATGCTATAATTATTCCGGCTTTAATGTAATCATTTTTTGTAGATGAATTATATTTTTCTTTTGTTCCTACGATGTTTAACTGTTTGTTGGTAAAAGCAAATGTAACGTCATTTCCTGCTGCCATACCTAATAACATGGCCGCAAAATAAAATCCAGCCCAGGTTTGAAGTTCTCCATTTTTGTCATATCTTTTTATTTCCGTTCCTGCATAACCTATTAATGAGTTATTTATATTAGCCGCCTCTGTTATTTTTTGAGATTTTGTATCTGTTAATTCTGATCCAACTATACCTTGTCTTTCGTTTCTTCCTTCTAGTCCTGACATATACGTACAATGTGCAGATAAATAAGCATGAACCGAAGAGTCGCCAGTCATAACGCCAACTAATGAAATGTCATTTTCTGCTAATATTTCGTCAATTGCATCTTCCCAATCTCCTTGAACCGGAGTAGCTCCTTCTGATCCTGAAGAAAGAAAAACATAATCAGTATCATTTGCTGGAATTCTATTTTCTGCTGAAGTAGATAAGCTTGCTTGCAAATATACAGAATTAACATTGAACCAATCAATAACTGCATATAAAATTGACCTAACTGTATAAGCTGTTTTAATATTAACAGAATCTCCAGAAACAATTTTATCCAGCTTAGAAACTAAAAACGATCCATCTCCGGTCAAAACTGCTGAATAAACTGAAAGGGTGTTAAAATAAGCTACCAAATTTCCAACAGTATCAAAAGAAGTTAAATCTACAGATAAATCTTCCCCTCCTGGTCCACCTGTAACAGTAGTAACTAAATTACCAACTGGATCAAGAGTTAAAGAACAAGCTGATCCGGCTCCTGTATATTGAAACGTAAAAAGGTTATATGTTATATCATCACCCTCTACCGTTTGTGTTTCAAATTTAACTGTAATTTTTTTACCTTCATTTGTTCCTGCTGATATTTTTCTTCTAATTTGATTAGTGTAAAGACCATAATCTTTTGAAACAAGGTCAATAACGTTGTCACTGTCTACATCAACAATTGTATCAGACCCTTTTGTAGCTTTATTAATTCTTATAACTCCAACTTGGGAAGGGGCCCCAACTCCTGGTTGATTACTAGGCGTTAATGCAAATAATGCCCCATAATATCCTGCCCCATCTCTTAATATAGAATTTAATTCAGCAGTGTTAGAAACATAATTAATTCTATCTTTTGAGTTTGGATAATCAGTAGTTGCATTATAAGGAATTCCGGCCTTTGTTTCTCCAATTATAACTACATTAGAGGCTGAAGATCCTCCAGAATTCGCTGCATTGGTGTTTCTTTTTCCGTAATATCCTGATTGATAAAGGTCTTTTCCGTCAAATCTAACTGGGCTTGTTCCCATAATATTCCTCCTTTATTTAACTGGCTCGTTTAAAAATTTATTCAACAAACTTTCCCAGGATTTCATGCTCTTCCTGTCGTTAAACGTTCCATTTTTTTTTAGTTTATACCAAGTTTTGAACGCAAATCCTCCATCTATTCTTTTTCTAATGTTTGGGCTTTCTTCCACAAAAGATGATATTGTGTATTTATGTTCTTCAATTGGTTGTTTTTTTTGTTCTATGTTTTTTTTATTTTCTGCCATTTTATTCACTCACTCCTTTAAACTCTGATTTTGATTTATCTGTAACTCCTAATTTTGAAACATCAATTTTATTAATTGTTTCTGTATCAGAATTAACTTCTATGTTGGTGTGGTTATTTATGAATCTTAGATTAAATTCGCCACCAAAAAGGGTTTCTGAAAATTCATAATTATATATACCACATTGGCCGCTCAAAGACGCATTTTGTGCTTTATTTTTAGATAATTCATGTTTTAATTCATGCAAAATACCCCTAAGAGCTAAATATAAAATTCTTGTTATTTGAGGATGATTAGACCAACAAGATATATTAACATTTTGATTCATCATATAAGTAGTTTTAGTTGACCATAATTTTTCAGATCCTTTGTTTGTTTTTTGTGTTTGTATTCCTGTTAAGTTCGTATTAGATAATATAATTCCGTTTTTGAATCTATCACCTAATGTTATTCCATTGATTTCATCTATATAATCTTGAGTAATTTCAAATGGCCTATTTCCTGATCCCATAAATTGCTGAGAAAAATCATCATCATTTATTAGTTCCACCCCTATTGCTGGAAGGATTGAAGTATAATTATCATTGCTAGAATTAATATAATTTCCGTATTCCATCGCTAAAGGATGAGCAGAAACTATATTGGGAGTGTCTCCCGTGTTACCTCCTGTTAATTCATTCAAATCATAAAGAGAAATTTTTGTTTGTATATAATCTATTATGAAATCTATTTCGTTTATACTTTCAACAATAATTGGTATTTTTGCCATATTATCCTTCTAAATATTTTAATCCGGCCTCTATATCCATTTTTAAACCATCTTGCAAAATCTTTTTTACTTTTGGTTCAACTTTTCTTGAAACAGTGGAAAATATTTTTATAGATGAAGATCCTGGATAAATCCACCCTTCTGATTTTTTAGATACAACCCTAAACGTTCCAAACTGAGAGTGCCCTTTTGATCCTATTTTTTGTAATCCTTCGTATTTTTCTGATTTGTTTTTTGTTCTTTTTTTTACCTGTTTTGTTTTTAACTGCATAACATTTCCGATACCTATTGTGTTGTATCTTTTTACAAGACCTTCTTTTGACATTTTTTTTATTTTTTGGTATGTAACAACTGGCATATTTTGAATATGCTGTGTTCCTGGAATTCCTTTTCTCATGAAAATTATATTATATCTTCCATTTTTTCCTTGTCTTGAATTTGGACCATTAATAAGTCCTGGTTTCATATCAAATCTTTTTACGCCGTCTTCTATAAAATCAATATATTTATTTTCATCTGCGTAAACTTCAGAGCTCATTTCATTTTCAAAATTTATATGAATAGATTTTATATATTCATTTTTCCATCCATTTTTAGCTTTACTGTTTTTAATTGTTTTTACCCACTCTCTTTGAACCATATTTGCAGAAATTTTTATTGAATTTGCTAATCCAGGAAAAGATTGATTTCCTAACAATTTTATAAATTTATCTAATTGATCATTTTCTTTTACTGCATATATTGTCAAAATAAAACCTCATTTGTTTATATTATAACATAGAAACAAAAATAAATAATTTTATATTTTGTCCCAATCTTTAGAAGAAAATTTGTTAAAAAATCTAGCAAATGTAAAAATAGGATATCTTCCATCTCTTCCTAAGTTGATCGTTTTTGATTGATCCCTGTAAACTTTATATGAAGGCCTATATGAATATTTCACTGAATATTTTTTTCCTTGAGCTGGTTTGTTTGTTCCTATCCATACTAGATTATTAAATTCTTGTAATTCAAAATCAGAACTTGTATAAACTGTTCCGTCTTCGTCTTCTATATTATCAATTATTTCAAAAACATCAAAATTTGGTAATTCATCAAACGTTCCTGAGCCTCTTATTATTACATGATTTGTTTGTAATATTGTAGTCATTGCTGTAATTATAGAAAATCTATCTATATGATAATAACTAGGAAGAACTATCCTTACGTCTCCAACTTTTACATCTTCTCCCCACTTTTCTACTGCATTTTCTGTTTTTACCTGTAATAACACTGCATAAAATACTGGTACATATTCATAATCAACTTCCAGAATATCTGTAGAAAGTGGAGCTGGCGCTGATCCACCCTCGTTATCTAAAGTTATCATATTTTTTTTAAAGGATGATATTATATAAGTATAATCTTGTGTAACGTTATACACTCTTGTTACTACAATTATATCTCCGTGGACATCTAAAACATCTGGCACGTGATATCCTGTATATTCGGTTCCTATTGTTTTTATTTTATATGTTCCGTTTGAATTAGAATTTTCATCTGTTATTAATTCAGAATTTCTAAAAGAATAAGATACTTCTATTCTTTCGTGTCTTTTTGGTAAATTTTCAACTTCATCTAAAAAAACAGAAGTATCTGTAAAACTTTCTACGTTATAATTTGTGATACCATTATTAGACGGACACTGAGCCGCGTTTAATCTTCTTTGAACAAGCCTTACTTTAGTTATTGGAACATAAAAAGGGTTTATTTCTCTTTGTTCAAATAAACCATGTGGGGAATTTTCTTTGTAAATATCAAATTCTTTTTGAAAAAATAAATTATAACCTTTACCTTTACAGAAAGTACAAAAAAGTTCTGCTTTCCCGTTTTGTACACAGGAACATTTTTTTGCATGAATTAATCTAACAAGCTGCCCATCTCTTTCAATCATGTTATTGAATTCTTGAGGCCTTCCTTGAATTATAAATCCGCTATTTGCTCCACTATTAGTGTTTCTTCCCAAAATTAAACCCTTTAAAAAATTAAGGGGGATTTTGTCCCCCAATTTTTAGTCAATTTTTTGAATGTGAATTGTTACCAAGCCGATTGTATTAGCTACCGTATCTCCAGCGCAAACTATTGATAAACTTCCGCCTTTTGCAATTGTTGAATATGCATTATCAACAGTCCCGGCCCTTACCATTGTTTTATCAACTGCGCAAACCATCGCGTTAGTGATGTCGTTTGTTCCATTTGTTATTTTCATTGTTCCATTTGTAGAGGCCCCTCTTGGTTCTACAACAACATCAACAACTCTAAACTTAAATGGAGCATCGCTGTCAAAAACTTTCACCTCTGCGGCTCCGGTTGTTACATCATAAACAACATTCATTCCTGTTACTACATAGCTTGCTAAAGTAGCTATTTTGGTTGTATCAATTTCGTCATTTGCAAAGTGTCTTGACTCTAAACAATTATCTTGAATATCTTGCGGCGAAACACCTTCTATTGTTTGATCAGGACTATATGTACTAGCTGTTCTTTTAGACATAATTTAATCTCCTTTAATTTTTATTTATTTTTTCTGATTTTTATCAGATTTTTTGTTTTTTGTTGGTTCTTCTTTTAATTTTTCAGTTTTTTCTTTGATTTTTTCTTTTGGTTCTTTTTGTTTTTCCTCATTAATTAAAACAAAATCTACAGATCCGCAAACTTCACAAATTCCAACATTTTCCGGAAATATTTTATTACAATTAACACATTTTTTGTTTTTGTTGTTTAAATCTTCTAAAATCATATTTTCTCCTATAATTAGAGAGCTCCTACTCGGAACCCACCATATTTGTACTTGTTTTTTTTATAAAAATCTTTAAGGTCTCGTATAAAGCCAGCCTGTCTGGCACCGAATGCGGCACTTGTTGCCGAGAGAGTTGTCGATATACTTTCTGATATTCCATCTAACCCTAAACTACTACTAGCAACGGCTGAAGTTTTTCCATCACCATAATCTGCTAACATATTAATAGCTGATAATTTTCCTATAACTATAACCAATTCTTTCCATTTTGCCCAAAGATGCGCGGCTGATTCAAACCCTGCATCATAATCAATAAAATAAGCATCTGGATATTCATCATAAAACCTTACTGGAGAATTCCAATAAGCTGCTCCAGAAAACTGAGGAATTGTAGCTAAAGCTCCAGCATGAGGAAAAAATTGTAAAGAACCTCTATCATAATTTGGCTTCATCCATGATTTAATATCTGCAATTAAATTTCCAGTAGGGTCCCTAAATTCTACTTTTGATACTTCTATAATAGGCCTATGTCTTAATTTAATCATAACAAAGTTATTAAATTGTTGTCTCGCAAAATCATATGGATCTTCCCATATATAATCAATCCCAGCTGTTCCGTCCAGAGTTCTTTCCTGCAATACACCATCTTTATTTATTGGTCTATGCCTATATTTCTTTTTTATTAAAGTTATATTTAAATCTCTTTCAACGTTTGCTATAGCTTGATCTATATACCATTTAAGGGTATCATCCGTTATGTTTTGGTTATTTGGTGAAACAAGATCGTTACCAAACGCATAAACATATCTTAATTCATCTGGGGTTAATATAGACCCCCACCCATTGTTTGAGGTTGTATCCGGATTGTTAAAAGCATATCCAGTTAAACAACCTTCTCCTGTAGCTTCTTCGTAATATATTTCTATTGATGTTAAATATGAAGTAGTTGTACCATCCTCAGAATAAAAAAACCACTTCAACCTAACATAATCATTTTTTGTCAAAAATGTACTTAAATTATTATTTATTTCATCTATAGTGTTTGATTGTGTATATGTTCCATCTGATATAACCCATCCTGTTCCATTATAAAAATACCAATTATCACCTTTTCTTAATATAAATTTTATATAATCCTTAATTGTTTCTGTAACCGTTACAACAAAATTTGTTAACCTTTTAGATTTAAAGCTTTCTTCGGCTTCTACAAAAGGGTTTGTTGTAACATATCCAATATCAACATTTAAATTAGCTATTAATGTACTATAACTACTTAATGTGTTAGAATCTGGAAAAACAACTGTAAACTGTCCATATTTTTCTCCGTCTACATCAAGAGTAGGACAATTTGTATTGAATGTTGTCGGATCGGTTGATTGATCATATGTTTCATCTGATGTTACCCATGCACTTCCATTCCAATATAATTTATTGCCTGATCTTCCAATCTCTAATAATATTCTTGGAGAACCTGCATAAGTTGACGTTAAACTATTAAATAATTTTATTGTGCCATCACCAGTTTTTTCCATTTCTGGTAATATAACTGATGTTTCTGAATATTTATATTCTGGTACTGAATATCCAGGAGTATAATTTGCTGTGTGTTGAACATTATCAAAAATTAATAAATCATCTATATAAAAATTAGGGAATCCACCACCTAACCTATCAGCCCCTAACCTCAATATTGTTATGTCAGAATCTCTGATTCCCGTACTTGTATTAGTTGCACCAAGTTGAACTCCATTCACAAATAATCTAGTTGCTCCAGTTGTTATATCCCAGTTTAACTCTATTTCATAACTAACACCAGATGTAGGCGAAAATGTTTCCGCCTGAGAAACAATAGTAGCTCCTGTACTACTAGCAATGAAAAAATTCAATAAATTTGAAGAATGATAAATTCTTATTCTATTATTTGTAGCTGTCCCCTGGCATACAGTAACCATATATTGAGCAAAAGCAGATCCCCCTGAATAGTTTGGGGTAAATGTAAATCTTATACAGCCTGTTTGTTGAGCGTCCGCATTTCCATTCGCAACATAGCTAACATATTTATTCACTCCACCAGTTAAATCTAATTTCCCATCATTTATAGAAGCACCGCCTGTTGGTGTGCCGGTTACTGTTCCACCACTCCAATCTTCAAGATTAATATCAGTATTAAAATTTGCTCCACTTAATGCATCTATTTGGTTTTTTTGTTCAACTCCCCCATCTTTAAATTCTGCTTTATCAGAATCATAAGTAAATCCTGTATCATCAGCAAAATCTTCTGTAAAATTAACATTTCCTTGCTGCAATTTTAAACTA